GTCGGCCGTCCTCTGGGCCAGTGTCCCCCACGCCCCGCCGTCATAGCTCACCGCCAGCTCGAAGCGGCTCTTCGCCTCGGCCTCGAGCCGGAGGGTCAGCCGGGAAAGATACTGTTCTTCCGGGCGGTCCAGCCCGATGTCCCCGCTGACCAGCTCGAACCGCACCCCCTCTTCAAGGCCGTCGGCCCGCTGCCAGTTCTCCTCCCGCTCCGCATCCGCCGCCCAGACCGCCTTGCCGTCCCAGAGGTAGAGCTGTCCGCCGCTGCCGGTCATCTCGTAGGAGCAGACGTCCTCCTCCTGCCACAAGCCCCTCTCGGTGTCGTAGACCAGCAGCCGGACGGTCTGGGCTTCGCCGCTGCCCCGCACGAGATGCAGGTAATACCGCCCGTCCAGCGCACCGCCCAGAGCTGACTTCACGTTCCGCAGCCGGGCCGGGTCGAGGGCCGTCGAGACCTTGGTGGGGATGCTTCCATCCCACGCCATCACGCCGTCGGGCGAGAGATAGTAGAGCGTCTCGTTGATGACGCAGAGGCTCCGGGCCGCGCCCTTTGCCACGCCCCGGCAGCGCAGACTGCTCAGCTGAAAATCCGAGGGCTTGGAGCCATAGAGCTTGTGGAGAGTATTCTCCTTGAAGAAAAGGGCATACCCCATGCAGGTGGCTGCGCCGGTGAACGCCCCGTCGCTGCCCACGGTCACAGCATAGCTGTCGGCGGCGATGCCCCGGTAGGAGAACCAGTTGGACGGGTCGCCCAGCTTGCAGGCGTAGATGACGTTCTCCTTGCTGGAACAGCCCCATATCCGGTTGTCGCACTCAGTCAGATAGTCCATGTCCGGCACCCGGCGCTCCAGCCTCACCGTCTCCGCCGAGACGAACTCCCGTCTGACGCTGCCGTCCAGACTCACCCACCGCACCGCTGCGCCGGTGCGGGTCAGACGGCCATAGAACCACTCGCCGCCGGGGTCGGCCCTGACCCGCAGGGCGTCCTCGCTGGCGTCGCAGACGATGCGGTCGCCGTCCAGCCCGCTCCACTGCCCGGCCTGCTCTGCGCCCGAGCCGCTGAGGGCTACGGTGTCCTCGGCCCGGAAATTTGCGCCGACGCCCTTGGCCGAAATGCGGCAGCAGTCCAGCACCACCGCCGACCAGTTGCCCGACGCCTCGCTGTACACCTCCAGCGTGCTCTCGCTGCTCCATGGCTTCTCCGGGTCCTCCACCCGGAGGAAGAGTTGCCCATCCTTCGGATTTTCCGGCTCCGAAGGGCCGCTGCCGCTCACCTCGTAGACCCTGCCCTCGGCGTCGCAGGGCGCAAACTCCACGCTGGCGTTTGCCCCCGACCACACCGCCCCCAGTGCGCTCACCTCCCGGCTGACGGTGTCGAAGGCCAGCTTGTCCGGGAAGATCAGAATTTTTGTCCCGATGCCCACCAGCGCCTTTTTTCCGTCCTCCACCGCGTTCTCCAGGGTCACTTCCAGCTCGTCGGGGTCATCCGGGGTGTAGATGAGTCTGGTGCCGCAGACCATCAGCAGACCGTTCAGGTGATACATCCCGTTCAGCTCTGCCGTCTCCCGCAGCTTCCGGCGGGGCAGACGGGTGCTCAGGGCCGGGAAGTTCCGAGCCGAAAAGTTGATGCCCGCGCTGTACTCTGCCTCGGTGCAGCTGTACGTCTCGTTCAGCCCGCCGAACACCCTCAGCATATTCCGGGTGTTCTTCAGGCCGTTCCGGTTCGCAAGGATCATCTGTCACCCCTCCTTCACCAGCGCCACCTACTGCCCCGTGCGGGCCGGTAGTTCCGCCGCAGCCACCCGGCCAGCTCGGCCAGAATGCTGTTATATTGAGCCTGCTCCCCGGCGTAGCGGTCGTTCTCTCCCAGCGCGGCGTCGGTCATGGCGCACAGGTAGTGGGGGTACAGACTGTCAAAGGGCGGCGGCACCAGCAGCACATCGTCGTCCCGCAGGCCGTCGTCCCATGCGAGGTCTGCCCCCACGCCCTCCCGGCTGTCGGCACCGCTGGGGCGGAAGAACCGCTCCCGCAGCATCCCGTCCACCTCGCACAGCCACCGCTGCCGGGTCCGGGCCGCGACACGGCTGCCCGGGCGCAGCTCCTCAGCCCGCTCCATCGCTTCTCCTACCGTCATAAAAAGCCTCCTTTCGCTTTTTCCAAAAAAGCCCGGCAGCGGCGGCCTTTCTCTGCCGTTTCTGCCGGGCCGCGTTTCTCTTACTGGGCCGCAGTCTCTGCTGCAGCGATGCGGGCGGCGGTGTACTCATCCTGCTGCTGGCTGTGCTCCAGCACCTCAGCCACCTCAGGCGGCACCTCCACCTCCACGCCCCGGCGGATCTTGTAGTTCACGCCGTTGACGCTGACGAACAGATCGCCCTTGTAGCGGCTGTTGTCCTTGAACAGCCGGATGCGGACATTCTTCTTTTCTTCCATGGCTTTCTCCTTCCCACGGGCCTGCCCTTGTAAGCGAGGCCCGCCCTTTCTGTTTTTTTACCGGGCCTTTCTCGTCCAGCGCAGAGCTGTCACCGCAGGTGACTGAGAGGGCTTAATTCGCCGCCGCAGTACCCGAGTAGCTGGACACGCTCTCAATACGCACCATATACTGTTCCACCAGACGTTCCGCCGCACGCATCCCCTTCCAGCCCACGGAAGCGCGCTGGTTCAGCGGGTCGTCGCCGTAGCCCAGCTGCTTGACGATGTGCTCCAGACCGCCGCCTTCCAGCTCGGTGACACCGTAGGCGTGAGCGCCCAGCACCAGAGTACCGAACACCGCCAGACCCGTCGGGCAGGTGCCGTCCTTCCAGATCTTCGCCTCGCTGGTCTCGATAAAGCGGATGTTGCCCAGCTTGCCGATCTCGCCGCGGTACATGGTCTCGGGGTCGGCGTACTTGTGGGCCTCGATGAACTCCTTGCAGGTCTTGAGGTCGTAGGCCGCATAGGGGTGGATGATGGCGATGTAGCTGTCGCCGATGGGGTCAGCATTCATCGCGCCCAGCTGCGCCGCCGCCTGAAAGAACAGCTTCGGGGTCAGGGTGCAGCTCTTATCCAGCGCTTTGCGGCTGGTGACAGCCGTCTCGGTGCCGTCCTCCCCCAGCTTCGGCGCATAGATGACATTGGTGCCGCCGGCCAGCACATCGCGGGTGATGCTGTCCATGGTGCGGCCGGCCTGACTGGCCAGCACACGGGTGGCCTGCACCACATTGTTGTCGATGGCGGTCATCTGCAAAACATCGGTCAGCGGGGTCCAGCCGCCATACTGGTGGAGGTCGCTGGTGATGGTGGTGACATTCAGGGCCTGACCGTTGGGGGTCACGCCCTCAGTCAGCGGGGTGTCGGCCTTGGGCAGGCTGTCGTACTTGCGGAACTCGATGGTCTTGCCGCCGTTCTGGGGCACGGGGTAGTAGTCCGCGAACTGATCGTGCACCAGACGCGGCTCGGCCTGATCGATGAGTCGCTTTTCGTAGAAGGTCTTCATTTCCTTGGTCATGGTGCCGGTGGTGTTCTGCAGGCTTGCAGAAGCGTCGGCAAAGAGTTGGAGATCCATCTTCACGTTGTCGTTTTTCATGTCATTTGTCCTTTCTTTTCCTTGCTTTTTGACCCCTCCTGCATCGGAGAGGTTTTCTTCAGAAACTGATCTTCACTCCGTGCATCGCACGGCGTTCCAGCGCCTCGCGCTGGGCGCGGGTCATGCTGGCCACATCGGCGCGGGTGACGGCTGCGCCGCCGGGGCTGGTGCCGTTCTCCGCCGGGCGGGCCGACCGCTGGCGGATGCGCTCCACGACGCCCTGCTCCACAGTCCGGGCGGTCTGCTGCAGCGCATCACTGTAATGGGCCAGACGGTAGGCATCCCCCATCCGCATCCCGGGCAGCTCCATCAGACGGCGCATTTCGGGGTTCGCAAGCTCCTGCCGGAGCGAGAAGCCCGGGACATCCCGGCGGATCATCGCCTCCTCTGCGGCCCAGCGGGCGTGGAGGGCACGGACGGCATTCTCTCCCGCCTGCAGGCCCGGGACAGGCGGGAGCGGCGCAGGACGTTCCTGCGGTGCAGGCGGCTCTTCCGGCTTTTCCGGTGCAGTCTGCGCCGGCACCTCCGGAGTCTCCCCGCTGCCCTCGTCGGCCCTCATGGTGCCGGAGGCGATGGCCTGCTGGGCCTGTGCGTGGCTGAGGGCGGGGGCGGAAGTGCCTTCACCGCCATCTGCAAACATCTGCAAGTCCACCATCGACTGTTCGCCCCGGCCGCTCAGGTCGGCAAAGCGGACATAGTCCGGGTAGCGCTCTGCCAGCAGGGCAAAGCCTGCCTTGGCGAATTCGAAGGCCCCCTCCACCCACGGCTTCTGGGGCGCAGCCGCCGTCACTGCCAGACGCGGGCCGTCCGGCTCGTCCCATGCGCCGCTCTTTGTCCCCTCCTCACCCGCCAGCAGGGCGCAGAGGGTCTGCATCAGAGTGCTTGCTCCCGCACACACGATGTCCTGCCCGGCGGGGGCATAGCCCGCGTGGCCCGAGGCCTCCAACCGGCAGGTGGGGCCTGCCGGGCCGTCCAGCTCGGTATAGTTCACTTTTATCATCTCATTTCTCCTTTCTGCGTCTTCATCGCCCTCGCCATCGCCGCCGTGCTCAGTTCCTCCGCCGGGCCGCTCAGCTTGGGCGGGGCAGGCTGTTCCTGCGCTTCCAGCAGGCCCGTCAGCCGGGCCATCTGGGCCTGCATCTGTGCCAGCTGCCGGGCAAGGGTGCCGTTCTGCCGCACCCGCTGGCGCACCTTCTCAATGCCCTCGAAGTCCATCATTTCCAGTGCCGCCAGCGCCGCATCGGCGTTGGCCGGGGCAAAAAAGCCCAGCTGATAGCACTCCTTGGCCGTCTCATTCTGGGAAAGACGGCTGAAGGTAGACTTCTTCTCCGCGCTCACCACGATGTCGAACACCGGCTCACGGCTGCCCAGCTCCACACCGCCCACGACCTTCGCCGGCCGGGCGCGGAGCACCTCGCCCGAAAACCGGACAAACTCGCTCTCGCCGCCCTTTCCCGTGATGCGGAAGATGCGCTCCTCGTCGTAGAACTGCCGCATCAGCTCGATGATGAGGTAGCACTCCTTGGCAAATGCCCGGTAAGCGCTCTTGAGCATATCCCGACTGAGCTTGCTGCCCGCCTCCTGCAAAGCAGCGATGGCCGAAGCCGCCGTGACGCCTCCGGCAGTGCCGCCCTGCGTCATGTCGCGGTTGCCGCTGATCTCCTTCAGCTCCTCGATGCGGCTGTTGCGGTAGCTCAGGCTGTTGCCCTGCAGTCCCGCCGTCTGCATCGGCCGGAAGCTGTCGTCGTTCAGCCGCCCCGCCACATGGATGATGTCTCGGGACAGGTCGGTCAGCTCCTCCTCGTTGACCCCTGCTGTGTCGCTCAGGACATACCGCTGCCGGGCCGAGAGCAGGACGTTCTCATCCATGGCGTGGTTCATCCGGTCGATGGCGGTCTGGCACTCCTTCATCACGTCGATGTACCCGAAGCCAGCCGGGCTGTCCTCCTCCATGAACAGCGGGTCGAACACAAAAGGATACCTGCCGTGGTCGTAGAATCCCCGTTCGGCCAGTGCCGGGTCGTTCTCGCTGGCGTAGAGCACCACGCCGTTGCAGAACTTGCAGTAGTGCAGCACGCTCCGGCCCTCCGGCGAGAGCTTTTTGTAGTACCAGTCCACCACGACGCTCTTGCTGCTGGTGTCGAGGCCGCCGTCGTGGATGTAGCGGGGCACATCGAGGACGCTGGCGGTGTGCCCTGCCAGCTGAGGCCAGCGCTCTTCCAGCTGGTTCGAGTCCGCCAGACTCAGCGAGAAGAAATGGGGCGACGCCTGAATGTCGTCCACGCCCGGCTCCCAGTAGAGCATCAGCAGGTTCATGGGCCGGATGCTGATCTCGCCCACGCCGCCCCGCTGCTCCGGGTCCCAGAACACCCCCTTGACGCCGGTGCCCTGCTTGAGCTTGCGCCACCATGTGTCGCTGTACACCTGCTCGTAGTCGGCCTGTTCCAGCACTACGGGCAAAACGCTGGAAAGCGCCTGTGCCGCAGCCTCATCGTCCTCGGCCCGGGGCAGGACGTTGGGGCTGGGGTAGTTGTCCATCGCGTCAGCGTGCTTGTTGGCGATGGAGTTGAACAGCCACCCGCTGGACGGCTGGGGCTTGCCCTCCATCATGGGGTTCTGGTAGTTTTTCCAGTGCCCCATCCGGAACCACAGCTCGTTATCCACCAAGCGCTTGTCCAGCGCCGCCTTGCCTGCCTTGTACCGCTGCAAGATCTGTGCCGCCTCGCCCACCTCCTCCGGCCCGATGGGCAGCTTTTCTCTCATCTCGTCCAATTTAACTCCTTTCTGCCCTCTGTCGCAGGGCACTTCCGTTTCTGCCGCTGGCGGGCTTTGCTCGAAGTCAACCTCTCAGATCCGATACACCCTCGCCCTCCCATGCAGCTCCAGCGGGTCATCCCGCACCGTCGGCCCCCCGCCGCGCCCCGGG